GATTTAGCATGTTAGTTATGTATTCCCGGTCGTGTATTGGATATTTCCCTCTCATAAAATCAATATATCCCAAAGTCTCTTTACGTCGTATCATTAGATATTCGAGTATTCCACCATTATTTCGAAAAGCGATAGCTCCCAAACTCATTATAGGCATTTTACAACTGTGAAATAAATGCCCAGGTTTACCACAATTGTTGCAATAATTATTACTATTTTTTTTACTCATTGCGAACAGTCTCTATTTATATAATCAGATAGTTCTATATACTTTTCATCATGAATTTTGACTCTGCTGTATGGGGACCGCATTATTGGTTCTTTCTACATACCATTGCCGAAATATATCCCAACAGTCCCGATAAGGCTACAAAACGTAAATATTATGACTTAATACATAATCTACCCGTGTTTATTCCAATTGGTTCAATGGGAAACCGATTTAGTGAATTGCTCGATAAATACCCAGTATCCCCTTATTTGGACAATCGCGAATCCTTTGTGCGATGGACTAATTTTATACATAACAAGATAAATGAGCAATTGGGCAAAGAAGAAGTATCACTATTAGATTCAATCGACAAATACTATGCTAATTATAAAGCATCACCCCTTATCATGGCTGAACGTCTACATATTAAAAAACATCACATTTATATCAGCCTATCTCTTGCTTGTGTAATCCTAATATATGTATATTCGAAAGATTCGTAAAATATAGGTCGAAGTATGGAGCGAAATAGTGAAATATATCTCATAAACCCATTCAATAAATGTATAAATATAATATATTTATTGACATTATTTATTGATATAATATAGCAGTATACAATCAAATGGACGATTTGATAGAAATTAGATCATTGTTTTGGGCATCTGGAGTGATTGAGATAAGCAATTATTATCACACAATTTCGCAAACATGCAGTCCAGTCAAGGTAGAATCAATGATGAGAGAAAAAACCAAGAAATTTCTATTAGAAACTTACGCATTCGAAACTAATGATGTTTTTTTCAAACCAACATGTGCAATTAATCCTCGATTCTGTAACTCACTCGAGGAAGCAATAGATTATTTCTGTGGAAGTGTCGGTTTTGTAACAAATAACCATTGGACCGATATTAACTTCGTACATTCCAAAACGAAGAATATAGGGGACCAATGCTTTTCAATGGGCTCATATTGCTTTACGGGAATTAATGGAAACACAATTGACGCGGAGTACACATTTATTTACAACTCTGACGGGAAGGTATTAGTTCATCATTCCTCTATCCCTTTCAATAATATTTGAAATGTGTCTGGAAAAAATGTTCATTTCTATCAAAATCGAATGGACGATGTTCCGAGCATTTAGACCTGTTAAAGTGAAAGATTACGTATTTCAGCTTAAAATATATGATGTATATATAAAACAATGCGTTTTGAAATCATTATTATGCTTGTAACAATATTTGTTATAGCAAACATTCATGCAGAAGGTAAATATATAACACTATTATTATCGTGGAAAAAATACTATCAAATGTTCGGAGTAGCATTCTTCGGGTATATGTTATGCTGGTTATTCCGTAAGAATCCGGAGCGAGCAAAAACAATGATTGTCGCGTCGAATGAATACTTGAAGTATTTGCCAGTTGATAAAAACACGTCCGGTTTTATATCTCCAATACTTGATTTCACAAGTAAATATGATTTCAGTAGAGGGGGTAACAATGCTACTATGGAAAATAACATTAATATGGTGAGAGATGGTTCGAATCAACAATACGAAAAACGTATAATGAACTCGGGCACTAAAACAACAAAACGTTCAGTGAGCGAGACAAAGAAAAAATTCGTGGCAGCCAGACAGAACTGGCATTGCGGTAAATGTCAGAAACAACTACCAGCTTGGTTTGAGGTTGATCACACAGTAAGATTGGAACACGGAGGTAGCAATCATGTAGATAATTTAGTGGCTTTGTGTAGAGATTGTCATGGAGAGAAGACCGCAATGGAGAACCTGTAATGTTAAATATATATAAGAATTATGTAGTCCTAATATATATTTATGTCAATACAAGACAATATCACGAAAAATTTATTTATGTCAATACAAGACAATATCACGAAAAATTTATTGGAGTATTCAGTTTTAACCACATTGATGGGTCTTATTATAATGATTGGGATCACGATGCCATCCGAAGGTAAATCATTCGACAGAAACAAAGGCTCTTTTTATAGCGCATCTATCATCTTTTTCATTCTTGCAAATGTATACATTTATAAGTTCGTATCAAAATCTATCCGGATTCCTTTTTATAAAATCTCTTCTGTTATTATTTCGATTGGAGCATTGACATGGTTTATTTTCAAAGCAGGATTGTTTCATACTGCATACAGTGGAACAATAGCGAAGTTGTTGCTTGTTTCTATATTTTTATTCGGTTTGACCATTTTTCTCAAATCGTTTCGCAGACATATCCAGAACATGGATGGATTGTCGGGATTTATTATCAATTTTATTTTATACATACCTTGTTTACTAGAAGAATTTATCGAATATATTAAATATCAGCTTGGTCTTACACCGAGTGTGACATATATATTACTTGGTATTGAACTGTTATTAATTACATCGTATATAATGTTACCTAGTTTAATGTCAAAAGCTATTAAGAGTGACTCTTACGCAATTACAAACGAAGCTCATTTTCTAAATCAACCGGGTGGTCATCAACTCGCAACTATAAAAGAAATATATGAAAAGGATGACGCAGCGCGTTCATTGACTGAAAAACCATACCAGACACCGAGACGGACGTTTTCTTTGTCTTGTTGGATATATTTGAATCAACAAAAACCCAACGTTACCCATAAAACCATTTTCAAATATGGAAACCCACCTTCCAATTCACATTGCCATCCGGAAATTAAATACACGGGTGAACGTGCTGGAAAAAACATGGTCGACATAATATTTTCGCGTAAAACCTCGTCTCATTTTAGTATTTTATTAGACGGACAACAATGGCATAATATCGTTTTTAATTATTCAGGAAATCAAGTCGATTTGTTTATAAACGGCGATTTAGTAAAAACAAATGTATTCGACAAAACGGCAGAATCTAATGTTGATAGCGAAATGTTCGACGATAAAAATACATTTTCAATTGGAGATGATGACCTCGATGGAGCAATATGTAATATTAAATATTATAAAAAACCATTGACAAGGTTTCAGATAACAAATATATATAACCTGTTAAATGGACAAAATCCACCAATAAATAATGTGATGTAAAACTATAGAATGAATACAAGCACCATTATTTTAGGCACAGCTTTAGTTGTATTAATCATGTATATGTTATTCAAGAGCTATTTTGATGGGCAAAACAAAATGACTGACCAAATAATATTAGATAATCAAGTAAACATCGAACCAAAGAATATTTCAAAACCTAACGCGAATGACTTCACATACGGCATGTGGGCTTATGTAAATGTCTGGTCTGACCCTAGTGGCAATGAAGGAATCGTATTCAAACGCGAAGATGAGATAGAATTGAAGTTTGTTTCAGGTGGTTCTTTACAAGTTACTCCGGTAACCGACACAGCCGGTGGACCAAATGAAACCGGACCAATCAATATCACCAGCAATTTCCCCGTACAAAAGTGGGTTTTTGTAACACTTGTTTCTCAACAAAATAACATGGATGTGTATTTAGATGGGAAAATGGTCAAATCTATACAGATGCGAGGGAAAATAGCACCCGGCATAGATGAAGATGGAGCGGCGAACAATGGAATAACGTTCGGTAACGGTATTCTACCAAAAAACACTACAATATCTAAGTTTACACGCTTTACATACTCGATGAACCCACAGGATGTATGGACTCAATACATGAAAGGAAATGGTTCAAATGGTTTGGCAAATGCTACTGGTGATATGGACGTAAATCTATCTATTATGAAGGACGGAATTGTATCATCCAGTTACAAATTGTTCTAATCGCCCGGTTCTAACCATTTGACGGTTTAGACAATTATTATTCACTATATATTTATTTATCGCCTATAAATATATAGAAATGTCCGACTCTTACAATATGCCCATTGCAGAAAGAATTACTAATAATGATAGTGTGCAAAAGGTGCAAGAGAGCATAATGGGAATGTCAGGAAGTATAGGTGAAAGCTTTGGTGATTTAAAAGAAAGCGTTAATGGGGCAGTGAGTGAGTATTCGTCACAGGACGTTGCTGAAAGTGGTTCGTCATTCCTACAATCTAATAGCATCATCGCGAAATTTGTTTTTTTAATATTGGTTCTTATCGGATTTTTTATACTCATGAATTTAGGGATTTATGTAATTAGTTGGTTTATGAAACCCTCCACATCGCCGTATGTGTTCAAGGGCGTGTACCCCATGAACAAAAAAATATCGAAGTCACAAGACCCGAAAGTAGGGGGTAGTATTCCCATATACAGGTCAAATAATGAAAATAAAGGGATTGAATTCACTTGGTCGACCTGGTTAAAGGTAACGGATGTTGTTAACCTTCCGGCTGATGATACTGGCGATAACCATGGAATTGTAATGCCTGCTGGTAGCGGTGATAGGGCTAATGGCAAATATCAAACACAGAACGGAGCACATATATTCAGCAAAGGTAGCATGCCAGAACAAGCAGGCGATATCATCAAAGTAGATACGAACGGACCTGGCTTGTATGCGTTTACCGATGGAGACGGAGGATTATCACTTAATATAAAAATGGACGTTGTTTCGTTGGATGCTGAACCAATACCCATTAAAAATCTGCCCGTAAACAAATGGTTTCATTTAGCAATTCGCCAACAAAACAAGATAATGGATGTATACGTAAATGGTACAATCACTACTCGTGTTCCTTTCGCCGGTGTCCCAAAACAGAACTTTGGTGATATCTTTATTGGATACGGAGGCGCATCTGGTAATATTTCTAATCTTAGGTATTTCGACCAAGCGTTGAATGTATTCCAAATTACCAACATTGTGATGTCTGGACCTAACCTAAGAAATCCTGACGAAAGTGACCATGTCGGCAAACCCGATTATTTATCAAGCAGGTGGTATGGTGGTCAGGAATAGTTGTACCATATTATTAATAATATATTGATTTAATATATTATTATGTCTAGTCTATGTGACATTCTAGCACGTAGAGCACAAATATTAAGATTACGTACGCCGCCTATACGTTTGGAATTGCAAAATCCATATACTAACACGAATTTCACCCAAGAAGATTTAAACATGAGGCGTAAGGCTGAAATACTACAATATAATAAGACATCGAATGTCCAGGGAAAATTAACTAGGGCACAAAGATATCAACAGATTTCGCAGGGCATTGGTAATCGCGGTTCTCAAACCTTATTAGATGTTTCGGGAGAATTTATTGGTGTAGCAAGCACAGTGTCGTGTCCTTTAGATTTATACCTACCGACACCCAGTTCAAGATCCGACATTCCAGGTCCACCCATTATATTACAATACGACAAGGATGTTCCTCTATATAATTATGCAACAAACGCACAACAGTTAGGCGTACCCAATGTAGAACTTATGAACGCCTGGTCTTTCAACACTTCTACCAACACATTGGCATTATCGGAAAATGAAGTCACCCTCATGCATATCTTTCACAATGTCGACAATATCGATTCTGAGATAATTAATAAATTATATACGTTTACACTTAACATACCAATTGGTTTGTATGTTGCCGGGGATATATCGGGGAATTTAACTCCTGATTTAACCAATTCTGTATCAATCAATACATTCGACGTTAACATATATGCAAATCAATCCACCGATGCGTTGGTAGAGCCAGCAATCGCATTAAATCTCGACATTATAAAAGATACATCTATGAATTATATAATTGATTCGTCAAACGCATTTTATGCTACGTCGTATGTAGGTAATGTTGTTATCACCACACCACCATTGCTAATAGAACAACTGTCTATATACGATATAAAAATTAAAGTTAAAAATTCACATAGCGTTCACGCCGCGCATACATTTAACACATTGACTGGCATTGAAAGTTCCGTCCCGACGTCAGGTATATATTTGAATCTTACGCCGAATAATATAAGTGTTAAAAATAATATCTCATATACTGCTGTTCCGTCACTTACACGCACCCATTCTAATTTTAAAATTACAGCTACCACGAGTTAAAATCTATAAACCATTTACGGCAATCGACATGTCATTTAAAAAATGAAATAGTGATAAAATCTCTGAATTATCGATAGCTTCTACAATTGCTGTATATATATCATAAACTATACCATTTTCAATGTCCCCTTTAGGTTCTTCTAAATTAATGTCTATCGGGGGCAACGCGTCGATTGATATCGCTGATGATACCAGCCGTATTGGAACATGTGATTTTACTATATGATTTTGTACTTCCGGGATGTCATCGAGTTTCGGTTCACTATTTAATTTACTCATTGTCATTACATGATTTTGTACTTCCGGGATGTCATCGAGTTTCGGTTCACTATTTAATTTACTCATTGTCATTACATGATTTTGTAACGTCTTTTGTATTGTTTTCACATTGTCACAAATGACCCATTCATCATCAATGTGTAATTGTATTTTTTTTACTTTGGCTATGCCTATTATCTTTCTTATGGCAGAAAGCATTTTTTTTGATAAATAATGTTATATTTATCAAACATTTTAATATTATTAATTTACCAATACATTCTGTTTGTCGGGTAGCACATTTGTAATTAGGTTTGGATTCAAACACATTTCTTGTGATGGGAATATCTCACCTGACATACATTTTGCGGAATCGTTTACAGATACACATCCGCGTTTATTATTATAGTCACCAATGAGACACCAGCTTGCTTTGCCCTTTGATACTGAATTTTGTATAGGAGCTGATGATGAATCTGGGTCGGGATCTTCTGGCACATCTCTTGACCTATCGATCTCTTTCGATACTTCACGTTCTACATCACCACCCTTTCCTACGCCGATTAAAATGTCACCCAAGCTTTGTACTGTTCCTTCGGCAATATCAATACCGGCTTTTGATGTATCGGCAACGATGTCTGCACTTGCGTTTAATGTGTAGCCTGTTGTATTTAAAATTGCCGTTAGCATTCTTGCAAATAGTGGACCAAATATTCCACCTAGGTATTTCACTATAGAACTTAATGTATCCAGTAAATTAATGCCTAAAAATGATAATGATAATAATATCACTAAAATTCCTATTACGATATTCTTAAGCTCATATGGAGATGAGATTGATATAACGTTTGGCACAGTTGTTTCCGAAATATTCAGATTTTTCATTTCACTATCAGATATAGAGATGCTATTGCTATCGGTCATTTATATATTTATATGATACTTTTATTCGTGCAATTCGTTAGAAGCCGTTAATTATATTATACAAATATAGAAAAAATATGGTATCTTTCAAATTTATTGAAACATTCCTCTTTCTAAGTTTAGGCATAACTTTCGCATTAATAGTCACACTTGTATACCACTTTAAAAAGCGGATGGAAAATATGGAACAGAAATGCGACACAATGTTTGATATAGTTCAGAATCTAGCAAATGAAGTGATTCATCTGAAAACGATAGAACACAATGATTACTCATTACACGAGGGTGATGAACATACAAACAACATTAAGTATACAGTTCAAGAAGATACAAGGCAAATTAATGGTCAATTGGGAGAAACTGTAGACGAAGACGATAGCAGTGGCGTTGAGAGTAGCGATGATGAAAATAATAGTAGCGATGATGAAAATGATAGTAGCGATGATGAAAATGATAGTAGCGATGATAACAGTGAAGACAATGATGCGGGCAATGATATCATTAAATTGACCATCCCTGACATTCGGGTCATTAATATGAATGATGAAATTACATTTGATGAAATTACAGATGTAAATGACACGTCCGATGATTTAGGTGTGGAAATTATAGATGAGACTGACATGGGTGAACTAGCAGAATTGTCAAAAATAACAGAAATAAACGTAAGCAAGTTAAGTGATGAAACAATTGGTTTAGATGACGATGAAGAGGATGAAGAGGGCGATGACGATGAATTGGAACTAACTACCAATGATAATGGCGACACAGTTCTCACAAAAAGTGCTCTTAGGAAAATTAAAATCGCGAATTTAAGAACGATGGCAGCATCAAAAGGGGTAACAGTTGACGATACCATGAAAAAAAACGACATAATAGAATTAATAATGATCAATTAAAGTGCTTGTATTATATATAATGTCTTTCGTAGGAGATATAACATATTCAAAATTCGATAAGAAAATTACACCTTATAACTTTTTTAATTCTTTAGTAAAACCCAGTTATGAACCAGTTGTTAAGGACATTACAAGACCCAATGGGGAAGAATTAAAGGCATTCTGGCAACCGGAAGCACGTGATAACAACAAGTTATTACACAATAACAATATTAAAAGCAATTCAGATTATCGTAAATACTTAACCAGTAAAGGAAGCATTATAACTGACCACAATAGTCGGACCAGCTTCAAATAGATATTGATTTATAGATTAAATAAATCCATATCCTCTTCTTCAACAGTCATTGTAATATTCGAACATGGCTTTATTTTCGGACGATTATTGTTCTTAATGTCAGTTATGATAGCCTCAAAATCCGCATTAGTATCTATTGACATGTACGCATTGTTCACAACATCCACTTGCTTGCCTATGTTTACATCATAATATGTTGTATTTATTGCCATTAACGCTTCGTCTATCATCATAGTTGATTCGTATTGGTCGTTTTTTTCCATTTCAACCGCAACATAAATGCTTGTTCCTTCGTATAACTCTGATAACTCGACTGTTGATTTATTTTTATTTATTGTTACGCCTCTGTTACCAGCAACAATTTTTTTTATACGCATTCCGTAAATGGGTATAAATCTCAGTTTAATATCAACTGCAATTAATCGTGTTTTGTCGATATTTAATTTGGGTAACTGTATAAAAAACAAAATTGTGCCATCTGACACCGAATCGTATACACCGAATTTCATTCCCTATTTGTATAATATAGTCAATTATTTATATTTGATATATTATATAAAACAATTTTTTTATATATTATACAATGAAAATCGCCAGTTTTGATGTCGGTATAAAAAATATGGCTTATTGTATTTTTGATGTATCTGGTTCTAACGTATCTATTGCCGACTGGAATGTGGTAAATCTATTACCACAAACTATTGTTGTCAAACCATGTAACACCGACATTAAAAAAAAGGGGAATAAAAAAAAGGGGATACCCGACACTGTTAATCCATGTAATAATAAGTCAAAATACATTAAGAGGGGCAAATGCTTTTGTGAACGTCATGCCAAAACAAGTCATTTTATTCTACCATTGAAAAAGTACACACTAACAGTTCTTAAAAAGAATAAACTTGAGTATGTTAAAGGCATTTGCGATGAATTCGACATTGTACCAATCGGCAAAAAATCTGATATAATTGACCAATTGAAAACTCATTTTGGAGAACACATGCTTGAACCGTTGAATAAACCACGCGAAAACGCAAGCACAGTTGACCTTATAACTATAGGTAGAAATATTAAAAAGGAATTTGAACAACTGTTGACGTTCAATGGCGTAACAAACGTTATTATAGAGAATCAAATATCACCAATCGCCAATAGAATGAAGTCAATACAAGGCATGCTGGCACAGTATTTTATAATGAAAGATGACAACATACTTATTGAATTTGTATCGTCTTCGGGTAAACTCAAAGGCTTTGATAAACAGCATGAAAATATAGAATCTGAATATAAGCAACATAAAACAGACGCAATTTTTCACACAAATCGTTTATTGTTAAATCCTTTTTTCTCTTCGTGGAGAGAACATATGTTGACACACAATAAAAAAGATGATCTAGCAGATGCTTTTTTACAAGGCATTTGGTATTTAACCAAGAAAAATATAAGTATTGTTGCGTAGAACTTAAACATATTATTTGTATTATAATATTAAATCAACGATGGAGGCAATTGATATTTCTCAACTAGAACCTATTAACATTTCATTAAATGGTGATCCTGGAAACGCGAGCTCAAGTAGTTTGGGAGATGGGATAGAGTTGCTCATGAACGACAAAAAGTCGGTCGAAACAACTAGCACAAAGATTGATTTAGGTGAATTGGACAAATTAGAGTCTGAACTCAATGATTTATCGTCTATTAACACAAGTTCTCACTCATCAGGAGACACCAAATCAGTTGACACCAAATCCGCATTTGGGGGGTTTGCAAGCAACATGTTTGGCATTAAGGAGGAACGGGATGTGAAGAATGTCACTGAAAATGATTCAAAGCTTGGTTCTTCCATGATGGAAGGAGCATCAAATCAGAGTAAGACATGGGATGGTTTTACCAAAATGAACAGTGCTCCTATTCCAACTTCAAGTGGTCCTGCTGCTACTACAATGAATGACCGCGAAAAGCGCAGGAAGAAACGCATGATGTTGAAAAATATTGAGGCTTGGCATGAAAAAGGAATTATCAAGAATGCGTCCCGTCTCACAATGGACTCAAATTTCGATGAGATTGAAGACGAGTATGAAGGAGCACTCGATGATAAACGCAAGCGCGATTCTGTCAAAATGCAACAAAATTGGCTTATTACTATGGCCAATACCATTGAATATGGCAATTCTATGTTTGACCCGTTCGGTGTATCACTCGATGGATGGGGCGAATCTATTAGTGAAGATGTAGATAGCTACGGAGAGATTTTTGAGCAATTGCATGAGAAATATAAAGGAGGTAAGATGAGTCCCGAACTAAGTCTACTTCTTAGATTGGGCTTTAGTGCTAGTGTTGTTCATTTCAGTAATAAGGCGTTGGCAACCGCAGCACCTGGATTCAATGATGTTATTAAACAATCGCCCGAGTTAATGCGTATGTTTACCGACGCCACTGTGGATTCTATGAAAGGTAGCGCACCTGGAATGGCATTCGCTAGTGAGTTGTTAAGTCAAAACAAGCCTGGTTCAAATCACCCACCACCAGCACCTGTTCGCACACGAGAACAAGACCCTCCGTCTTCTAGACCGGGTATGAACTTTACGAATTCTAATAACAGCACAATGAACACATCCATGTTCAGAGAGGGTGGTGTCGACCTTAACTCAGGAACTTCGGTTAACACACCATCGGTTAGACCCGAAATGACTGGACCAAAAAATACCAATATAGATAACATTTTATCTGGGTTAAAAACGAAAAGCGTTGATATTAGGAGTGATATGAATGATAATGACTCTGTTGTAAGTATAGCAAGTTTGAAGGATATGACAGACTCGATTCTACCTAAAAAAAACAGACGCAAATCTGATAAAAATAAAAACGTTGTGTCCCTTGATATTTGATTTCCATTATGATGTATTATTTTGTATACGTCATAATGTTATGTGTGTTTACTTCCTATTCTTCTTGCTTTGTTGTTGCCTTTGCTTTTGTTTTTGTTTTTTACTCTGTCCGCCTTTCTTGCTGGACCTAGATTTATTCTTAGATTGGGATCTGTTCCTGATGGACTTTCTCTTTCCTCCTTGTTGTTGCTGATTCTGGTTCTGTTGCTTTCCTCCTTGTTGTTGCTGATTCTGGTTCTGTTGTTGCTGGTTCTGTTGCTTTCCTCCTTGTTGTTGCTGATTCTGGTTCTGTTGTTGCTGATTCTGGTTCTGTTGTTGCTGGTTCTGTTGTTGCTTTCCTCCTTGTTGTTGCTGATTCTTGTTCTGTTGTTGCTGATTCTTGTTCTGTTGTTGCTGGTTCTGTTGTTGCTTTCCTCCTTGTTGTTGCTGGTTCTGGTTCTGTTGCTGGTTCTGTTGTTGCTGGTTCTGGTTCTGTTGCTGGTTCTGTTGCTGGTTCTGTTGCTGGTTCTGTTGCTGGTTCTGTTGCTTTCCTCCTTGTTGTTGCTGGTTCTGTTGCTGCTGGTTCTGTTGCTGCTGGTTCTGTTGTTGCTGGTTCTGTTGCTGGTTCTGTTGCTTTCCTCCTTGTTGTTGCTGATTCTTGTTCTGTTGTTGCTGATTCTTGTTCTGTTGTTGCTGGTTCTGTTGCTTTCCTCCTTGTTGTTGCTTATTCTTACCACCGAAAATAGACCATCCATGATTTTCTTGCTGTTGATTCTGGTTCTGTTGTTGCTGGTTCTGTTGTTGCTGGTTCTGTTGTTGCTGGTTCTGTTGTTGCTGGTTCTTCTGTTGTTGACCACCGGAGTATGATTTTTTGGCCTCCCTCATGGCAGTGCCGTATTGGTAGTTAGGGTCTTGTTCACGTCCATTTTCGAAAACCTGTTTTAAATGTTTCATCCATGCTGTTTGTTGCTTCATATTATATAATATTATTATATATTATTCCAATCGCAAGTGTGTTGTAAATCGAAAAACATTCGGCTAAATAAAATTCGGAGAATGGTAATAAATTATTTAACGCATAAGCACAATAGTTCGTTTATTTACAAAAAATCTCGTTTATGTTAATAATGTACATTGAAAAAACATGTCCTAAAATAATCGTGGTTTTAATATAATATGTGTATCTAAAATCATAATAAAAAGAAACTGTTATACATAATAACCTGAAATGGACGCCGATGATGAAATAATTGTGAATCTAATTGTAATTGGTAAAACACAAATAAATACCAAATTATATACGTCTGGTATTTACTTAAACTTAGAGCAACCCAGTTATGTTCCCGAGAGCATAAGGCGCTGGATTCGTCAAGATAGCCGTGATGAAACAATCAAGAAGGTTGATCGGATAGTTACCAGAGCGGTTGAATATACATTGAGGGACGATTCGAAAACGGGTCTTTTTAAGACACATTTAATTGGAGCGAAAACGGGTTTATTAAACTTGCGAGATACATACTCAAATTGCATCCAGACCGTTGCAAGGTTAGACACAATAATCAATAAAATTTCAGCAATTGAAGATCCCGTTATATACACAGTGCATAAAAAGACTATGCACGATGTTGACATAAATAGCACACCAGACAATTCAATTGTCGATAATGAAGAAATAGACAATGGGGTAGAAACGAATAAATGATTACCAGATGTATTTCTATTTATAGATAGAAATACATAAAGATTGTGTGTTATTATACTACTATATGCAGAACACAGAATCAACTGACGAGCGAGTGATAGCATTTTTGACTATGATTGGAATGTACTTAGTGCGAGTATATACACTATTAAGTTATCAAATTTCGACCAATGCCAAACAGCTATATAATTCAAGTGACGTGGTTCGTGTATATACCGACACGTTTAATGACCAAATGTTTACATTTAAGTCTTTGATTTCCTCACATTGTTTGGAAGCACCATATTCGCACTGGACGGTATGTTACAAGAACGGTGAATACGGCGAAACCCGGGTTAACGCAGACGCGATATTTTATAATTTATCTGACATTCCTACGATTGAAAATATATCAAATTCTTATAAGAACGTCTCAAAATTAATTAGTCCTAGTATTCTTAAAAATGAGATTGATAGTTTGATTTTGACACATGTTCGCAACAGATTTGTGGATTCGTTCGTATCTCGAATCATTGACAATAAATCAACTGACAATGATGAAGTTAACGATATTTGCTCTTTGGACAAAACACGCAATTTCTTTCTTAATATTAATTACTCTCATCCAGATATGATAGAATCCATTACAATTGATTTAGACAAGAGATTCCTAATCAAAGGCAATGAGTTATTCTCACCTTGTTTTATTCTTAGATTACTCAATTATCAATCCAAACCATTCGAATTTGATAACAAATACGTGTTGAAATTGTTAGACTCTAGCATTAATAACATAGAATTGAAATACAATCAATATATACAACTAGGTAGCGAAGATTATAAGGTGTGTAACTTGACAACGCCCCAAGATAAAAAACTAAAGTAAAAGAATATAAAAGGTTATTACTATATAATATACGTCGATGAATACTACAAGTTCCATCGCAAAAAAATCCCATACTTTACTTGGTAAATGGGATTTGTATTACCATTTACCACAGGACAAGAATTGGGACATCAATAGCTACAAGTTAATTGTCGAGAATATCGATACAGTCGAGCAAGCAATTATGGTAAATGAGGCAATTCCCGAGAAAATCGTGAAGGGTTGTATGTTATTTGCTATGCGCAATGGGGTAAAACCTCGGTGGGAAGACCCATCAAATTGTGATGGTGGGTGTTTTTCATTCAAAGTCGCAAATAACTCAGTAAATGATGTATGGAAGAACTTGTTCTATGCGCTGTGTGGTGATACGCTGTTCAAACAATCGGGACACAATAAAAATGTTACCGGGATAACCATATCTCCAAAGCGAAGCTTTTGTATTGTAAAAGTGTGGCTTACTGATTGTAGCATCCAAGACCCATCAACCATGACCAATGTCGATAATCTTTCAAAGGAGGGATGTCTCTTTAAGAAACACGCAGAATCCACCACATTCAATAAGGGCATCACAAGGCGTTAATCATTTTTTACTTATAATTTTATAAGTAAAAAAAACAAATATCATTATTATAATCTTGGTAAATCGGCAAGACACATGCGAATCTCACCTAGACTTGCCACGTCGTATTTGGCGATTAGCGGTAAATCGTTTCCCAAATATAACTCCAGATTACTACATAATGGTGTGCATTTTATAAAATGACCTAGACTCTTTAATGAAAACTCACCTTGAACTACAACCGACAAATCTGCTTTACGAGAAAACTCCATATTGCCATCCGATTCTGAACGGAATATGTTTGAGCTCGCAAATGTACCCTTACACGCAAATGTAAGGTCGTTTCCTGATGACTTTATCTCGATCCTGTCAGATATACCATTCATATCACGGACAATCTTCTGAAAGTCTGTTGTTGGCATATTTATAGTAATCGGATAAGTCACCTCAGGAACGTCTAATTCTTCGGGGTCCGGCTCTATCAAGCGAAGCTTTTGTGTATAACGCTGTTTTATATCACCATTGTCATATTGCAGTCCCAAATGAGAAACTACTCCGTCGTGATAATCCTCCTCATCGATGTATATGGTTAGTGTGTCATCATTTGACATCGTTGATATAAGCTTGAATAAGTGGAGTGTATTAGCACAAACTATAATCTTATCTGGATCGCATCTATATTGTTCGAACCTGTCAGCATATAAAATAACATTTACCAAAATGGTGTGTGTCTTGTCAAAATTTATAATCTTTAATCCCTGCTTAGTAAATGTTATTGATGCGTCTGTAAGCACGTCTTTTAAAGCTGTTATCATGTTTCTTATTGGCGAAACTTGAACACTCTGTATTTCTAATACTCGTCTTCCAGTAGGTGCGTTCATATTAAGTTAATGTGGTCATTAATGTTTATATACAGTTGTGTTATTTATATAAATATAAATATAACCCTGTCACATTTAGGAATTAATTATAAATACGTTATAATTAATCTGTTGGCAAGTCTTATTAATATTTACATAATTTTTATAAAATCAACTATGTCTACGTTTTTTTGTTTTATTTTTTCGAATTAACGATTCCGCCAGTTTTAGAGATTTGCTTGTTTTCCTACATCCATTCTTTAATATACTATAATCTACAATAGATGCGTTTCCACCTGTAAGAGCAGACGCAAGACGGGCATACCCCCAACTTTCGGGCGTTTGATTCGGTCTTGACCCAGCACTCAAATAAGCACCTTTTCCTTTGCTTACTATTTTAGATAAAGCATTCATCTTACACTTGCTTTTTAGTTCCAATTCTCGACTCGGTCTTGCGTTTACGTTATACAATGATTTCAATCGTTGTAGATGGTTCGATTTTCGAGATTTGTAACTCTTTACCTTGGGTCGCACGAAATATTTACCATTTTTATAAGATTTCCGAGATTTGTTTATATATCCCAATTGTCTCTTTGCGTCATTCGATGTCAATGACACTGGAACATAACGCCTTGGTATTTTTACCATTATATTATAACTGTATATATTTATCTGTATTTATTGTTGCTTTGGCGTTAATTCTAAGTTAAAGCTTATTCTTTTCGTAATATAGTCTACTTCATTTCCATTGCTCGTTTTAATTTCAAATTTGTCATATATTTTTCCAAGAATAAATGCTGCTTCGTTTTGAGCAAAATAAGCACCGGCACATATTCTATCATCTTTCCATAGTGCTTCTCCCACTGTTTTTTTGGGATTTTTTAACATGTATTCGTATCTTTCATACATCTGTTCATGTGGTGGGGAGTTTGGATCACAATTTAAAGCAATCATTACTACATCACCTGATTCGTATTCTCCCATACCATGTTGAATTAACTTTATTGACGTTACTGTTGGTGGATACCAATACATCACGTTTACAACGAAGTCTACCCATCGATTATTTATAATTGGTTTTTTCAATGTGTTTTGTTTCTCACGATTGTCGTTATAAAACTGTATAGCATCGTTCATTAGTTCTTTGTATCGAACATCATCTGTCTGTTTTAAATAGTCTATTACATGCATACATCTAGACCCCAGTGATGCCGTTGTAGGGACTGCCAGCGAAACCATTAATCCGATTTCATTACAGGTTTTAATCATATCTAAATTGTCTTCTCTTCTCCACATATCCATGTGTTTTAACACATCTTCTTTTGATTCTATTTTTGTATCTATTTTTAACAACAACGATTTAACAAGCCATCCATTTACATCTATATCAATGCTATTAAATATTATTTTTCTCAGTTCATCAAATGAATTGTAGGTTTGTAATATGTCTATATTTTTCATGTTCTGCACTTTTTCACTAAGAGTCTCGCGCTCGATATTTAATACAGTATCATATATTTCTTCATACATTTCTCTATTAATGATTATTCCTGCTACGTCTATCAGCATTATGCGTGTAATAATTCTACACATTAATTCAAAAGCATCGCCGTTTTTATAACATGGTAATAAATCCGTTTGTTCTATTTGATCTGTGTGCAAATCTACATCCATAAATGTTGGTTTCGTTAAACATTTTCTTATCTCTCGTTTCATTTCTCCCCATGTTTTATCTACGTTTCGCGTGAATATCGTATCTCCGGCAAAATCTTGGATGCTTTTTACGAATGGAGATGTTGTGACATTATTGGAATGCTTTGACAGTTCTTCTGGAATTTTTGTTGTAGTTATGAATGAAGCGTCAACCAGAGGTATGCGAAATGTGCCGTGTTTATGAATCATGTGTATGATCGCATCGCGAAACTTTGGAGATGTAGTTATGTCTAGCTTAGATAACTCATAAATCACGATAAATCCTCGCACTATTTCGGTAGGATTCCTTAATATTTGACTACATATCGGATAACATATCACATAATAGAAATAACCAAGTATCATTGAATATCTTAATGTGAATAATCCGATTAATGCCAATCCTTGGTCCATGCATATGCGTTTCGTGTTTGCTTGACTATCTAACTGTCCTGATAAACGCATAACATTTAATGCAGTAAATATTATATACTGTGTTTTACTTTCACTCACATTATTAAACAAACAACACGCAATGGTCGCAAAATATACAACCGACGCGACCACTGGATACATTTGATACAATACAATTGCGTGATTATTAAAATATGGACATTTCTCTATCTTTCTACTCGCAAGAATATGGGTTTGAAGATGGTTATATACACAATACTGGGCATTTATTAAGCATACTATTGGCACAATGACACACGTCCATAATAAATGCTTATGCAATTTGGTGTTTGCAAGATATATCACACCTGTCATTGATAAATACTCGGTAGTTAAAGAAAGATGGCGGTTATTGTCTAACAAAAAAGCGTTTGTTAATAATCCTAGTAAAAATGTTAATATATGTGTTGATGTCAATATGTAATTGTATAATTTATTGTAGGTAATCGTAATAAATTTCTCCAAGTCATCTGGTATTAAATTTGGTAGATTAAACTTAAACCATACAGATAAAGTTAACAGAAATGTTGTTATAGCAAATGCTCTGATTTTTATATCTTTAACTTGTTCTAGTTTATATCCTATAAAAAAACAAATGCTATAACTTGTTGCGGTTAAAGTATTTTCGTTGGATTTCATGCCGTTTATCATTTGATCACTTGTTGTAATTTTCGGTAAACATTCAGTAAACCAAGCTACGGTACAGAAATAAAATATAAACTGAACCAAGTAAGGAGTTAGACTATATCTTACTATATTCATAAATATATACATGATTTTGTGTTTAACCTGTTTTTAATTTCTTGTTCTAGACATTTATAAAAGCAATTTCTTCGATTTGCACTTTTAAATGTCCAAAGGTGTATAATGGTTCAGTCCTCACTAATAGATGAAATATTTGAGGAACGCAAAAAGGATAAGGAAAAGAAAGAGAAAATGCGAAGATTACTATTCCTGTTCCTTAGAGAACCCTCTCATAATTTTCAATACTTCGTTGAACAAAATAATAAAAATTGAAAATGCATTTCATTCATTAAACATAATTAAACTTCGTCTCTTGTTATATGAACTCAAATGTGCCCCAAGAATTGTGCAAAAATACGGATTGTGTTGCAGTGAGAAATGATGAATTTACAGAGCATTGTAATATATGCAGTGGATATTACAATGATGATGGGTTGAATGATATACTATTTATCGAAGAAGAGCCTAATAACAGAAAAGGCACTTGTGAATTATGTAGAGCAACAAATAATATAGTTCAAATGAAAGATACGGGACAGTATATATGTCAGGATGCGTGTGATGAGGATGACGATGAGGATGACGATGATGACGATGATGACGATGAGGATGACGATGATGACGATGATGACGATGAGGATGACGATGATGACGATGAGGATGATTAATATTCAGCGATTATTTGGAAACGTGCGCATGCATATATATTTATAAAAATCATATTATCTAATATAATAATATGATTATGTGGAAGGACCTTTTTTTAACAGGCACAATTTTACTATTACTCGACATCGTTTTCTTTTATTCAAATGGACCAATATTTAAAAAACAAATAGAAAGGGTTCAAAAAACTTCTTTTAGCATGAATTATTTCGGCGCTATATTTGCGTATATATTATTAATCATTGGATTATATTGGTTCATTATCAAGGAGAACCGTAGTTTATTGGACGCATTTATACTCGGTTTTGTAATCTATGGAGTTTACGAAGGCACATCAAAGGCATTATTTAAAAATTGGGACTATAAGACTATGGTTATTGATACATTATGGGGAGGAACATTGACGGTTCTTACAACATTTATTGTTTACAGGTTGAGGGATATTAGGGCGCTCAAGTAGTTCGGGATATGAAGGCATTTGTATTCGGGGTATGCAGTCCATGCGCTATAAATTATAGATGCTACAACGTAAAAATAAAGTTATGCTTTGAAATAAATTCAAAATGTATTATTTCAAAGCATAGGAAAAAAAGTGGATTTGGATTCATTCTTGTCAGATCTCAAAATGGACAAAAATAAATGTCCAAATCTCAATAAATTATTCCATCTATAACAGTGTTTTTTACGAAAAGTGACTTCAAAGCACAATGCTGTAAAACGCATTTAACTTAAAATGTTTGACTGTGTAAGGTTTTTTCGTTTTGTATTACGTGTTGTTTAGGCATTTTTAATGGCAGTATTATATATATAAAATGCGTCCCCAAAACATTCCGAAAAATGCGACATTATTTGAGTGTACCACATGTGACTTTAAGTGTAGTAAAAATAGCAATTATAAACTACATTTAATTACTGCAAAGCATAAAAGATTAACTAATACTTCACATAATGTCGGAAATTCAAAAAAAAATGCTGAAAAAAAACCACAATTTATTTGTGAATGTGGGAAAAAATATAAGCACAGGCAGAGTCTAACAAATCACAAAAAAATATGTAATGCAATATGTGCGAAAGAAAATGCGATAGAAAATGCCACAGACAATGCCGATTATAAAGCCTTGTTTTTGGCAGCTATGTCACAGAACAACGAAATTATGAACCTACTTACCACACAACAACAGGACCACAAAGAAGAAACTAAGTGTTTAGTTGAAACTATCCAAGAACAATCAGCAACTATGCAGAAGACAATCAAAGATATTATCCCAAAGATAGGAAGTAATAATAATAATACCACAAACAATAATAACAAGTTCAACTTACAAGTCTTTCTCAACGAAGACTGTAAGGACGCAATCAACTTCTCAGAATTTATTGAAAATATCCAGGTTACAACAGAAGATCTAGAGAACCAATCACAAATTGGCTACGTGGAAGGCATTTCTAAGCTATTTCTGGAGAACATGAAAGAACTAGGCGTAAATAAAAGACCCATTCATTGCACTGATAAAAAAAGAAATACCCTATATATCAAGGAAAACGATGAGTGGGACAAGGAAGGTTCTCAGGACCAACTCTTGTATGGAATTAAAGTAGTAACAGGAAGAGCACATCAAAGATTATGTGATCTGAAAGAGGAGAACCCCGAAGAGTATTCTGACATGGACTCGGACTTTTCGAATAAATGTATAAATATCCAAAGAAACTTGCTTCCTGGATTTCCAAGAGAATCAACATTTGGGAAAGTAATAGATTCAATTTCAAATGGTTCAATTGTTGAAAAAGAACCTTGAAAAATATTATGCTTTGAAATAATTTCA